AGAGTTGTTAAATTCCAAGGCGCTTTAGAGTGGATGTATTTAACTGATTTTAGTGTAGACGGTAAAAAGATTTCAAAAACTATTGGCTTTGATGTTGACCAAATTGCGAACCATGGAAACATTAATAGAAGAATGGAAAAAGCTAATCAAAGTATACAAGACTATATTAAGAATGTAAATCCTGCATTAAAGGGAGATAATCTATTTGACTATTTTTGGCATGGAAAAGGTGAAAAAGACTTTACAGGTAAAATATTTGAAGGTGTTGAACCAGGTAGTGTTATGTCAAATGCAATAGAAGTAACTGCAGAAATATTAGGCTCTCCTAATAAGCTGTTTAATCAAATACATGACGTGCAAGGTAGTAGGAGTGCAACATCGTATGACGTTCAAAGAGAATACTATGCTTTAAGAAAGTTTTTATCTAACCCAAATGCAGTTGTGTTTAGACAACTACTAAACAAATATAGACGACAAGGAGTTTTAAGGTCTAAAATTGGGGAATTGTCAGAAGTTTTCTTTAAAGGCGATACAAATTTAACATTAAGAGATAGAAATGATATTGCTCAAGGAATATTAAGTGGGAAGATAACTCCTAGAAAGGATGTAATAAAATTTGGCAATATAAGTGTTGATAAAATGATACAGTCATCTAATGTAGGTAAGTATATGCATGAAATGGTTACTAAAGAAATGTTTAGAAACTCTGAGATAGATAACGCTTATAGCGATGTAAAAAATATGGGAGACATAAAGGTTAACTCAGACTTATTTTTAGACGAATTAGCTACATTTAGAGCCTTAGGACTTGACCCTAATAGTAATGACGGATTCAATCAGTTGTCTGCTAATGAACAAGTCTTTTCTTTTAATCAAGGAGCAGGTAGAAACTCTTTAAAAAATATTGAGCATGCATCATTAATGCATCAAATATACTCAGAAGGGATACGCTCTGCTAATAGAAACTTAGATAAAGCTTTAATGTTTAAAAATACTCCTGAGTCTGAAATTTTAAAATATAGTAGAGAGATAGATAATTTAGAAAGAGCTCAAACATTTATAGAGAATGTAAGGACAGCAGAAGTTATTAAGAATGTTAACGAAGCTACAGATACTAATATAAAAAATCATACTAGAGCTAGGGCTATATTTAACAATGATTTTAAACCTTCTTATGTTTATAGAATACTAGGTCCTTTGCAAATAGACGGAAACCCTAATTTTAAAGCACTAAAATTTGAAACTGTTGTAGAAGGTAAATTAGGCAAAACACCTGGAAGATCGCAAAATCTTACTGGTCGATTTATAGTATTAAAAAATCCAATTGTATCTACTAGAATATCTAAAGAAAAAGCAATAGATGGATTGTCTTGGCATTACACTAATAATAGCATGCCTTTGTGGGCTAATAAAACAGCATTTAAAAAATACTTACAGTTTGCTGATATGACTAGAAGTCAAATGAAACAAGGGTGGAGAGATGCTTTAAGTCAATTTAGAACTAGTAGAGCAGTAGAGCCATGGTCTCAAGAAAAAAGAAACAGACGATTGCAGCTTGATAATTATTTTAGGTATAAAGATGCTAATGGTGTAGTTTTAGACAAAGCTGGCATTAAAGAATTAACAAAACGTGGAGAAGACGGTTCTCAGGTATTTGATTATGATAAAGCTATGGTATATTATAAAGCTAAAATGCTATTAACTCCTGAGCCTGTTACAAGACATATAATAAAAGGTGATAAAGTTCCAGCAGAATTACCATATCTTTCACTAAATGAACGTGTATTTAAAGGAGTGTTTGAGTATTTGCAAGAAACTGGAAATAAAGATGTAGCGTCTTTATTAATAAAAGAATACAACTCTACTAGAGATTATCTATCTGGTTTAACTATGGATGCAACATATGATTTATTGCCTAGTCCACAATACGCTAGAAACATTGCTTTACCTGATAACTTTAGTGAGTCAGCATTAACTACTTTATTAAGCAGGCCTTTAGATGTTAGCATGAAAGCTTTTGTAGATAAAAACGGAATTGGTGTATATACTGGTGGATTGCGAGGAACAGGTACAAGAGATGGTGGTGTTAGAAAAGTAGTAAAATTATTAGGTAAATGGAAAGAAGCATCTAAAAGACCTGAAAGATGCAAATAATAAATAGGAGATTTAATTAATGTCTATATGTTTTTATGGCGAAGAAAATGAAAACTTTGAAAAGATAGTTAAGCATTGGAATAGTAAAACTGCTTTAAAAAAAGGCATTGGTAGCATAGGAGAAAGAGGTTATCAAGAATTAAAGGCAGAGCAATATCTAAATGATATGTCTGAACATTTGTTTAAAATACCTTTTAACAGTGATTTTGAATTTACTAAAGGTATGATGAATAGGCTTACTAGAGAAATTAATAAACTAGACACAACTTATAAAGAAGGGAGTCTAGGAGTAATGCAAAAATATTTTTATGTTGGCGAGTCGTTAGCCAATTACTCTCCTGTAACAAGAGTGTTTTACAGTAAAGTAAATGAGTCAATTAACTTTGAAAGAAACAGGCTTGATTATTATTTACAGCATTCTAAAGAAATATCAGATCACATTAGATCAGCATTAGTTACAGAATCTGGTTTACCTAAAAGAAAAATTAAATCTATGCAAAAAGAGTTTGCTGAGCTAGAAAAAAAGATATTAGGCGGAGCATCTCAATCAGAACAAGCAGATTTTTTAAAAAGATATGATGAATTGTTTACATTTAATGGAGAAAATGTTTTAAATCAATACGTAGAGCTTATGTCAATGCCTAAAGGTGAGTATGTTAAAAAACAATTTGGATACAATAAAGACATAAGAGAAGCAACTAAAAAGTCAAGAAAAGTATTAGATAAAATGGGCGGAGTGCTTGTTAATGGGCTTGATAGGATGGAAAATGTAGTAAAATTATTATCAGATAGTCCTGTACACGATAAAAGTACTCTCAATTTTTCTAAAAGAATAAATGAAGCTAAAAAGCGAATAAGAAAAGGTATTGAGTCTGGAGATTATCTTCCTCATGTATTATTAGAAAATGTAGCTGAGCTAAACTATGGAATGAGAAATGTAATGGAAGCTAATACTAGTAAAAATTATAAAGTAAAAGCAGAGCAATTAGTTGACAGAATAGAAGGTATGGTTCCTGGTGTAGCGCAAGCTAGAAACGATATACTTAACAATGTTTGGAGTAAAAATCCTTTCTTAATATTAGATAGGTATTCTAAAGATGTTATAGCTTTTAATAAAATAAACTTTATACAAGAAGCTTTTATACCAGCAATGAGAAGATTTCAAGTCGAAGATATTAATCCTGAATTTGTAAGAAGCATGCGAACATATTTAGAAGATACATTTCAAGTAGCTACAAAAGGTATGGGTGAAAGACCTGATTGGGTAAACAATATAGTTAGAACTACTATGGCTATTGAAACTTTAAAATCTATGGGACTGTCATTTACTGGGGCTATAAGAAACGGAGCAAGTGCTTTATGGTATTTTGGCTCACAAGGTATGAGAACTTCAATGGATGCTGTAAGAAAATACAATTCTACATATAGTAAGGAGCTTGCTAATATAGAAAGAGAACAAGGCTTTACATTTACTGAAGGCGGTAAAGAGCTTATAGCAGAAGGACTAGTTCCATCAAGTGTTAAAGAAACTGATATAAAATACAACCCAATGACAGGTAAAGTTGAGTATGTAGATAAAGGTATTAAAAAAACATTAGATCCATTACTTGACAAAGCTGTAAGTTTTTCTTTAGTGTTTCATAGATTTACTGAAAACTCTACACGTAAATGGATGTTTAGAGTAGCGTATGTTCAAGCTAAAGAAAGACTGTTAGGACATAAAGTTCTTGTACCTAAAGAAAATACATTTGATACTGAGACTACTGCAGCTGAATACACAAAAGCTAATGAAGCTGCAATAATTAGAAAAGCTACTAACTTTGCTACTAAAGCTGTAAACAATTTTGCATTTGAGTATGCATCTCACGCTAAAGCTAGAGCAGTAGGTGGCATAGCTCCTACTAAATTAGATGCAAATGGTCAACCAGTTATGACTGCTAAAAATTATATGGGAGCATTAGGCGAAGTATCACTGCAATTTATGCATTACCCTATGTCTTTTGCAGCATTACAGGCTAGAAACATGATAGGGGCTAAAGATGCTTTAATGTCAAGACAGTGGAATGCATACGAACTTAGAAATTCAATGAGATTTTATGGGATTACTTTACTGTCTTATGCATTATCTGTTGGGCTAAATTTAGATATAACAAACTTATTCCAAAATGATACGGTTACCCGATTAAAAGATTTAGCTGATTATATGACTATGGAACCAGAAGAAATGGAAGGTAGAAAAAGAGGTTTAATAAACGACTTTACTGGACCAATTGTAGGAGATATGCTTTATGCTGCTAATGTTTTTCAGTTATATGAAACTCCTGACGAACATTGGAAAAAAGTTCTAACAGGGTATATAGATTACTATGAAGATGGAGATGCTCCTGAATTTTTACTTGAGGATAGATTAAAAGGTAAAAAAGAATGGTATGAAAAAAGTAATGCATGGAAAAAACTTAGTATATCGCTAGATAGATTACTTACAAAAGACTTGCCTGCTATATGGGATAGAAGAGGTTTTGATGTTGTAAGACACGAGCTTGGTCTTTATGGAAGATCTTGGACAAAAGATTATGGTAAAGCTGTTGCAGAAACTACTGAGCAGTTTACAGGAGTAAAGCCTTGGAAAACAAGAAAAAAATCACAGTCTCCTAGAAAAGAATTAGATGCATTGCTTTTAGACTTGTTAAATAAAGAAAATACAGCAGAATAGGATAGGCCTAGTCTAAATTAATAGACTAAGCCTTTTTGTTATGCAGAAACATTTAGTTTTATTTTAAATAGCATATCTTTAAAACCTATGCCAGTTACAAATTCAACAAATCTATTTCTTACTCTAATTTGAAAATGCAGACATAGAATTGTAATCCATAATATGTCTGTATTTATAGGTTTGATATTAAAAAAACTAATACCAAATATGTTATGTGCACCTATTGTAAAGTTATTTATCATTCTTTTCCTCTGGTTTCATGTAATGATTTTCTAAAAAGTCATCAAATCTTAATAAAATTAATGTTTCTCCCCTGTCTTGTTTAAAAACTACACAATCAACATGTTCGCTTGGAATCAAGAAGTCTGCTAGTTTTTTTCTACATTTTGCTTGAATAGTAAAGCTGTTATCTATAAGGACATCAACTTCTTCATGCCAACCTATAGATTGACCATTAGATCCCCAAGCTCTTTTAGCTTTAAGGCCTAAATCTTTAGCTTTATTTACTATTAATCTTTCAAATGTATTACCCTTAGCTTTACTTTTGCTTGGCATTTTTACCTCCAAATAGTTTTTTATTAAAACGATCCATTGCAGCCTTTCTTCCTTTTAATATTGCTTCTAATCTTAAACTAGCATGCTTATATTTAGGTTTACTTTTGCTTTTTGGCTCCTTTTCTAGGTTTAATACTTGAGACTTTAGCCTTTCTATTTCCTTCATTGCTCTTTCCAGAGTCTTTTGTGTTTGTGTCATTAATTTCCTCCAATTTTTCTTCTATGTATGAATTAAATTTCTTACCATTTTTCTGAAAGTCAATATATTGTGCAAATAGAGCTTCTACTGTTTTAGCTTTATGCTCTACAAAATCAAGTTTGTTTAAAATATTACCTATTACAATAGTTACGTCTTTCATAGTTGGTTTTTCTTTTTTTTGTTTCATTACTCAACCCCCAGCCTAGACATACATCGTTCTAGTTTTTCACTTATATAATCTAAATGTTTTTGCATATTATCTATAACATCCCAAATTGCATTAACTTGTTCTTGTGTTACTGTTGGATCTTTTTTCTTTACTTCTTTTACTATTTCTTTCTTTTTAGTCATTATTTCCCCCATTTTTTATGTCTTACTATTAAAGCCATTATTGCATAATTGGCTATGTCTATTAATGTATCATCTAAACTTTCATTATTAGGCTCTTTATCGTTCATAGATAGGTTTAAAAAGCGAGATATTTTATCTTGCATACGAATACCTACCCCCATAGCAGATAGCCTTATATCGTTAGGCTTTACTGGCTTAGCAGTGCCTAATCCAATATTACTAGGGCCATAGTCTAATTGTTTTCTACAGAATAATTCAAGCTGTTCTTTCTGAACTTCTTTAAATTTTTCTAATGTTTTTGGATATCTAACTTTTATCTCGTATTCAGAACTCTGATGATCTGTCATAAGTTTCCTCTTTGTTGGTTGTTTGTTCATATAACTTATAAAAAAGGCTTTGAACACCCCATCTCGTATCGAATGACCATACCTCTATTATATGTTTTTTCTTGTTAATTGTAACTTCACCTGTCCATCCTGGTTTTATAGTTGTAAAACTACCGTTTTTAGTAGCTACACCTCTCCATCTACCAGTTTCTTTGTCAGGTTTGTATGCTTTAGTGTCTTTTTTTAAGAAACCATTGCTAATTTCTTTCATTAATTCCTCCTAGAAGTAATGTAGAGGCTTAAAGTTAGCATATCTTGTCGTCATTTTCAACGAAAAATTCTTCAAGCCTCCACAATTTAAAATATATACCTTACCTCTTGCCAAGGTAGCATGTGATTATGCACTGTTAAAAACTTATTTATATAAACTTTCTTTAATCTGTGTTTATATCTTATGTTTTTATTGCCGTATTGCGATATTTTTTCCTCTTGCAAATCAGGTTTCCACAGTAATTCTTCTATCTCTTTTCTATTTCTAATATGTAATTTTTCGCTATGTGTTAAAAATATACACTCAGCTTTAACTTTATTTTTTATAGAAGGATCTATTATCTCGTCTACTTTCTTAAATAGTTTGACATAATCATCTATGTAGTTTTCATACACAATAATTGGTGAATAGTTTACATGCACATCGTACCCTGCTTCGTAAAAATCATTAATAGCTTTAATTCTATCTATAATTTTACTTGTTCCAGGCTCCATTTTATCAGACATGACTTGTGGCATTAAGCTAAACCTTATGCGCACTTTTCTATTTGCATTATACTTTAATAAATCTTTATTAACATATTTTGTAGCAGCTGTACCCATTGCTCTTTCATTTTCTTTAAAATAGTCAAAAAGTATTTGCCATTCATGGTATTTAGCATGCAATACATAATCTTCATTACAGCTAAAATCGTATGTATAGTATATATCATGTGTTTGATTTGGAGTTTTAGGCCATTTTAATAGCCATAAATGCCTTACTATTGCATCTATAATTTCATTTGTATTAGTTGCTATTGTAAGTCCGTTAGGTAAATGTCTTCTCATATAGCAATAACTACACTTATACATGCAACCAAAGCCAAATGATGGTGTTATAAAATCACTACTACGACCTGAATTTCTTATTTTCATAGTCTTTCTTTTTATAAATTTCATTCTTCTCCTTTATATTATAAGACTGCCTAAGCTCGGTTCCATTTTTCAGAAGACGGGAGTCTCACAAGGCAGTCTTAATTATAGTGCGCCAATGCAACTGTAGTTACACAGCGGTAATCTTATTTATCTTCTCTTAGACTAAAAGTCCGTGACTGACATGGCTACACTAATTCTATATAGGTGAGAGCTGAGCACAGCTATTTGTTTCCCTCTCTTATGTCTCTATAACCTCGTCAGGTCGGCTTGCTTAAGCTTAGCGTGTTAACTATTCAATGAATAGACCCTACTTTTACGCTCGTAGACACCTATAATTTTATGCTCTTGCTGCAGCCCAATTACATAATCCATCTACTATTGTAGCATTATGATTGTATGATGCAACTGTTGGCTTTTCTTTATGCCACAATTCATCTGTTGCTGCATTTAACAGGTTCCAACCTGTATATTTAGGTTTTTCTAGATATCTATCTATTACAGAGCCCCAAGTGCCTGTAGGGACATTATCTAGATGGTTAAATCTTAGGTAGCTTAATTCGTCTACTCCTACATTCATATTATTTAATAATTTAAAGTTGGATATCATTTCATTGACTGAATTATGCTTACCTTCACCACCAGCTTGAAGAATACCAGATACTTTTTCTAGCTCTTCTTCCCAGTTTTCACTATCAGGACTATGTCTGAATCTATATTTATTTAATACATTATGACTCATCATACCATTAGTACAAGCAAGTCTATATATCATCATCTTAAATCCTAAAGATGTGCTGCCATCATAACTATTCCACATTTGAAATCCAATAGCTACATCATCTCCAACATCAACTTCTCCAATACTATTATCTCTAGCTATATAGCTTATAGCATACCTTCTACCATCAAAGAATGTCTTTTCTTCTTCCATGTTTAGATTAGAATTAGTAGCTATTTCTTCAGCCATATTTCTTACTCTAGAATTGTCAACAAGCAGGTAGTTATTACTAACTGTACCTACTTCTTTCCAGTTAAAGCATCCTTCTTTGTCTATATCCTGTCTTTGCACAGAATAAGCATTTGATTGTATCCCTTGGTAATCAAGAGGTACTTTTCTTATATCAGAATATGGGTTCATCTTTTCTCCTCATTTTACGTTTTACAAATTGTTTAATTAAATTAGTATAACTATCATGTGTGCAGTAGCATAAAGAGTAGCTAGGAGCATGATCTAATTCATACTCCCACTCAACTCCTTTATCGCAACTACCACATAAAGTATACCTTGCTACATGATTTACTTTATATAGTATGTTTTTCATCCTATTATTGCTCCATTTACGTTTAATTGCACATCTAAATTTTCTTTTTCTCTATTAGCTGTGCTTTCTATCTTTAACATTTGTATAAGATTTTCATCATTCTTAAATGGCGTTACAGATATAACTTTATTAGCATTATATGCAATACGGAACGAACCTTTTGCTGACGCAATATTCATACCTTCTGCGTATGCAGACTTAGTTATCTCAGATACAGCAAATACAATAATATTATTATGTATAGCAAGTTCCATTAACGACTGAGAAACTTCTTCTACCTTCATATTATTGTCTGTTCTTTTGCTTTTGAATAAACCCATATGATCTACAACTACTATCTCAGGTTTCTGAGGAAGCATTTGTATGCGTTTTTGCAATTCATGAGCAAAACAACTACTATAGTCTACTGTTAGCCAGTCAAAGTCTTTACTGATTCCATTAGAATATTGGCTATAATACTCCTTTAACTGCTCTTCGTTCCATTTATTATTTATCATAACAAATCTCATCCACATTTGCCTTGGACTCATCTCCATTTCTAGAAAATATGTATTACGTTTAAAGGTATTAACCCAGTTTTGCAATAACATAGTTTTCATAGATTTAGGAGGAGCCTGTATGATAACCACTTCGCCTGGATAGACTGGATAATCACCGCCATAAGCTGTACCTATATTAACTGGATTGTGGTCTCTAGTTAGAAACTCTACAAGCTCTTTCTCCATACTTGCTGCATCCATTGTGTTTTGTGAGGCTTTTGCTTTATATAGTCTGCATGTAGATTGACAATTCTTGTCCATCCAAACATCGCTACAACCATAATTATAGCCATTACCATTATGCCCTTCATAGCAATCTGTTACTATCTTGTCCATCTCAGTTTGAGTAAACGGATGTGTCTTGATATCAACTCGTTGTCGCCAATCTTCCATAATAGTTCTAACTACATGTTCAGGATATCTCCATCTTAAGTGTGCGGCTATCCGTAACGCTAATTGATGCCTTGAGCCTTGTGGGCTGCCATCCAACATCTTTTGTATACATGGATACCATACAGGATCAGGATTTCTACCTAAAGTAACTGTTTCAAACTTTTTATCATTAGCTTTAGTTTTACGTTTTAAAACATCAAATACTGGTTCACATTCTAGTTCAGTAAACTCAAATTTATCTCTTTTATTTGATGCAAGTTTCTGTATTTCTTCTACAGAATCACTAAGCTCTGCTTTAGTTATTGGAACTTTCCAAAGCTTAGATTTACTATTTAACGTATTTACTACTCTAATAAGTCTAGTCTTGTCAGATACAGATGAGTCTGCATATTCATATACACCTTTACTCATAAGCTCATCTTTTACTTTTAAGTGTAAATCTGGACAAGGCTTCCATCTAAATGCTTCACCTGGTATACCTACATGAAAACCAGTACCAGAAAAATAAAGCTGGTAAGGTATACACAAGTCATCAAGCAATATTGTTAAACCTATTGCTTTTTGTTTTGCATTTTCTGGGTTAGTACCGTCAACATCTAGTATAAATTCATCAGGCATATACAATATACCATCATAGCTAGATAATGTTTTTTTCTCTTTTACATACTCAACAACATGTGCATCATAATCCCATAAAGACATAAATGTATCTTGAGCCATACCAGCCCATTTATCTATATCTGCTATATCGCCAAAATGATGTCTGTTAGCTAAGCCAAAAGCATATTCTTTTATCATTTAATCCCTTTTATCCTCCAGAGTTGTTCTTTATTTACTCTATTTAGTTTTTCAACTTCTACAATTTCATCTAATCTCATTCTTCTAAATTCTCTAGTATAGGTCTCAGTGCTGCCTAACCTATAATTAAAACGTACAAACCACGCATTAGATAAATTTTGAATATCATGTGTAAGAAATGTTTCATTCTGCATTTTCTTCATCTTTAAAAAGTCTGTTATATGATTCCTGACTGTATATTTCATTGGGTCTCCTCTGGTTGTAAAAGAGAGCCTCACATATTCCTTTAATTTCTGGATATTTAATATAGAGTGAATCTTTCTATAACCTGCTTTTGCAACTTTACAGGCGTATCTACAGGACCAGTTATTGGCTCTCTTTTAGTTTTTTATTTAGAAGGGTATATCTTCAGCAGTAACAGTAGTAGTTGGAGCTGATTTGCTTTCTGCTTCCATCTTCTTTTCTACTTGCTTTATAATACCATTCTTAATGCTACCTACTGCTTCAGGACTGAAAGATAAATGTTCCCCTTCTTGAGCTATAGGTGCGACAGTGTCAAATACTCTACTGTATTCATTACCTGTCTTTTGTTCCTTGTAAACATAAACTTGAATAGTTTTACCTACAAGATTTTTAGTATCGTCATCATACTGAATTAATGGGTTCTTTCCATTAGGATCTTTCAATACTCCAACAATACCAGCATTAGCATGTTTAAATAGATTTGCTATCTTAAACTCTTCTTTAGTAGTGTTATTAAATGTTTCATACACTCTAATGTTCATGTTCTCAGGATAGTCTTTCATCAAAACATCTATATACTTTTTGCTATCACCGTTGCCAGTTTCATAAGTTCCATATTCAGCACTAGATATTTCTACTTCATGCCATCCTTCTTTGAACTTTTCACCGCCACCGCCTCCAGCAGACATTGTTTTTATGGCCATCTTTTTTTTCTCCTTACTTGTGATTAGTTATCGATTCACCGTCATCATCATATTGAGAAATACCTACCATTGCAGATAGAGCAAATCTACGTGCATATGTTATAGTAGCGCCAACACCTTGTGCATCAGGTTTACTAATAGGCATTTTCAATTTAGATTTTATCCATTGTCCAGAGCTATGTAATAACATAGTTGTGACATAAAAACTTCCTCTTTCATCTACATCGTTACCTTGTATCACAGATAATCCGTGTTTAGTAAGATATGGGAAAGATGCTTCAATACATGTATGTAAGTCAGCATAACTAGATTTAAAGAAAGGATTAGTAGATTTCTTTTGTGCACCTTTCATTTCTGATTGTGCTTTAGATAGAGCATCTGCTAATTTTTCTATATTATCTGATTTCCAATCTACATCTTTTTCTGTACTGATTTCTATTTGGGGAATAGGTTCCCTTTGTGGAATTTCTTTTTCCATGGTTCTCCTCTTATTTTTGTGAATTTAAGCTTATAAATTTATGTAAAAACTACCTACTATACAAGGGAAAAGAGAGCCTCACTCTGTCAGGTTTGCCTAATCAGACGAGTTCTGAATTTAATCAGACGATTTCTGTGTAAGGACTTATTACCTCCTCGGGTATTGACTCTCTTAGACCACGATAGAATCACGCCAGATTCAATTTCTTGTTCCTTGCACCACGTTTTCCTTGTCCGTGATTCATCCAAGATTTTATATAGATATTAGATATCCAGTCTTGTAATGTAGGAATAAACCCTAGGTCTTCCAGTATGTGCTGCTCCGCTATAGATTTCACTGGCACTTTCTTTCCATCGCTATTTTGCAGATATATACCAAAGGTTTTCTCGCATTCTTCTATCCCTTGACTATGATGCCTTAACATTCTATGTCTGATGTCTGGCACATGTGCTTTAGATTCATCAAACCAAGCATGTATAGCATGATAGTCTTCTTCCTTGCCTCCAAATCTAGATTTACTAGACTTACAGTGATTAAACGCCTTCAAAGCTAATCTCAGCTTCTGAATTTTCTGATTCAGTAGTTCTAACATTCCATTCATGATTAACTTCTACCTTATTACTAACAATATCCCATATTAAATGACCTTGAGAACCTTCATTGATCTCCCAGCCACCAGGAACAAGTTGAAATAGAGCATCAAATGCCATACTTTCAAATTCAGCTCCAAGATACTTCTTTAAATCAGGACAATTTTCATCATCACAGAAGCTACCTGGATATCCTTCATATTCATACTTATTCTTTAAATCAGCAAAAGCATAGATTTCATCACCAGAATCTCCATATCCAGTATATTCTATAACTATTCTTTTAACGTCAGTTCCTTTTCTAAGGCATTGCTCTCTTAATTTCTTCATTCCTTTAAGAGCCTCATTTCTTCTAGATATATTAAGATAATCATACCAATTTCCATGCTCACCTCTTTCATCTTTAGTACCTTCAGAACTATATGCTGATTTAGGCCAAGATTCTTTAGGTCCAAGTTCTATGTATTGTAATTTTTCCATTATTTAGTCCTCCATACTCTAATAGATATAGGCTTTTTACTCTTACCTTCTATTGTTCTAATGGTATATTTCCTTTCTGTATCTGCATTTAATTTATACATATGCGCTTTAACACTCACAGTTGAGAAATCAGGCGTAGTTCCATTTATATAGAAACTATCACCTACATCCATATTTTCAACAAATTTATACTTTGTACTATTACCATACCATGTAAATTCAGGTATTGGTATTCCTTTTTCTATAGTAATTACATTTGTTTCCATTAAAATTCTCCTTCTTCTTTGCGGGGAGCCTCATCATTACCACATTGATAGTCTTCCCAGTTATCGTGTTCACAAGCATGTCTTTGAGTAGCACATGCATAACAATCTTCTTTAGAGTTATTACTCCACAATTTTTCCATCTGCTCATCAAACATTTCTTGCATAACTTCAAGATCATATATTTTTCTACCGTTCATTTCTTTCCAAAATATTGGAATAACTATATTATCTCTGTAGAAATTGTCTATCTGGTCTTGTATTTCATGCAATAATGCATCTTTTTCAAAGCTCATAACTTACTCCTCATTAATTTCCAATCACCTTTTACTATTACATGCTCATAGATATGATTCATAACTTGTTCGGCATCTAATTCTCCATCCTGCCATAAATCTTCATCAGGCACTTCTTCAAGATCAAGCCATGTTTGTCTAAGCGTAGCTATTTCATCTCTTAATACAGTTATAGTATGACTATATTGTTCTGCATTAATTACAGCTTTAAACTTTTCATGCTTTAAATCTCTATTGTCTTGATAGCTAGGTATTAAATTAAGATAGCCTACTTCTTGCCATGATCTTAATACTTCTCTAAGCTCTTGATTTTCTTGCAATTCTTTAACTATATCTTGCATCTTTTATCTCCTCAAGGTTACAATTTATTGTCCAAGGTCTTTTATCGTATCTTTCGACATGTTCTTGAAATATTTCAGCTGATTCATTATTGTCATGTGGATCTATACAATCAAACCAAGATATAAAATCTAGTAATTCATAACTATCTTCATCTTTAATATCTATCCAATACTTATCTTGATATTGTATATAACCATCATTGTCTGCAATCTTTTCTTGAATAAAGAAATTACCATCACCATCTATATTAGGGACTAGATTCTCTGCATTAGGCAAATCAGTAATTAAATCTCTAGCTACAGCTAATGCTACAGCACAATGTTGGCAATTTTCTGGTTCACCATCTATTAAATCATTCCCCGTTATCATAAATTTCGCTGACATTTTGCACCTCCATTAACATGTTATCTATTTCTATTTCTGCAGCCTTTATTGCACCACATTTTATATAATTAACAGCGTCATTTCTACCTATTCTATGCTTTAAACAAAGTTTATCTAACAGCTCAGAAGGAATTTCCGTTCTGTATTCTATTTTTATTCTTTTAACAGTAGAATATCTATCAGTAATTCTTTTATTCATCAATTTTCTCCCCTGTTATGACATCTAAGCCTGTTTGTCCTTCATACATTTCTTCGGTCATTCTTTTGGCGAACTCAATACGATCAGATTGCTCTAGTTGTTCTAAGTATTTAGCATGGCTGTAAATTAAATCAACAACAATATTTAAACACTCTTCAAGCCTGTCTAATCGTTTATTAATTTCTATCATTTCTTTATTCATGCTTCATCTCCTACACTTAGTACAGGTAATATTTCTTCACCAACAACTAATGCGCCGCCATCATTACCTTCATCATCTCTCATGGGATATACCCAATCTTTTCCATCTAATTGGAATACAACTGGTTTACTATACCACATTGAATCATTAGCTTCTTCGTCGCTTAAATATCCCACCCTAGTAATCTTTCTGCCTAATAAATGCTTTTTTGCAAAATCAGTCCAATATTTATTTCTTTGCTTTGGATCGCTTAGATCTACTTTTTCTTTTTCTGACATCTTTCCCCCTTGGTCTATAACCAAATATTGTATTATTAATTTTACGTACCAAACCCCAGAGAATCTGGAGCTCTTTTTTATTACTCATCTTCGTATTCTCCTTCATAAATAGTATGTTCCATAATGTACTCCCAGACACATTCATCATTTTGACAACAATGATCTCCATACATAGTCTCGAAGAAATATTTTTTATTATCTGTGTCTGGGTAATCGTCTTGTGCATCTTTCCATGAAGTAGAACAATTTCTACAGGTTACCATCTTCGCCTTCTTCAACATGTTTTAACGCTTCTTGTTTCTTAATATATTCTTCAAGCTCTTCCTCAAATAACATTCTAACGTCATCTATTACATGGTCTAAACTAACCCTATCACCACAACTAAGATTAACTGTAACACTGTCATTAAAATCATCTGTTGATAGTTCAGGTTCTGATTCCGTCACATGGTAATTATCCATACACTTTTCCCAATGTTTGCAAATCATGTCTAATAACTTTTTAATTGTTATATTTGCTTCAATTGATTTAGTCTCTACTATCTTTGCTTTAACTTCATTTTCTAATACTGACATATCATAGTCTCCT